GAGCTCTGTCTGGAGAGAGCTCTGTGTCAATGTAGTCAATACTTTCTGTAATCGTGTTACTGACCCAAGCCTGGAAGCTTATTTCGTCTAGTGGGATGTACTCAGCCATTGGGTTCCTTCTCTGGGATATCAACTTCAAACCATTCCTTGTTGCACGCTTCGCAATGCAATGCTGGATAGGCTCTTGTAGGTGGTGCTAGCGGCCCTTGACACTCTGGGCATTGGGTCAGGCTCATGCGACTACTCCTGCGTTTCTGCGCTCAGGTTTGCGTTTGTTCCGAATATAGCCACTGCTGTCCAACATCGGGCTCGCAAAGGTTAGACAAAGAGCATCCGCAAAGTCCGGTGACTTGCGGAGCCTCTTGGCTGTGACTTCCTTGCGCTCCAGCCCTAATGTGCCATTGGGTTTGTACTCAAACCGTGGAGCCACTAAATCCTCTACGAGCTGCTGATGGTCTGGTAACTCTACTTCCCCTCCAAGCCACTCTCTGCAAGTAAACCAGAGCTCTGCTCTCTTATTGGCGTAAGTGTCCGCCTTGCTGGGGGTCTCACTGACATTGATGCCTATTGCTGGCACACCCAGCTGACGCAACCTGTCCACTACACCAGCTCCTAAACCGATATTGTCACAGCATATTTCTATGGGCTGCTGCTCTGCATCCTGATACAAGTGGTCAACCCTGTCTGCCAGGGTCATCAAGTCCAGCTTCTCCCAGCTCTGTATCTTCGTTACCTTGCGGCCCTGACGTTCCACCAGCACTGACTTGTCTGCACCCATACGGGCTACATCCAGGCCCCAGATGGTTGGGTAGTCATGCGGAACCTTGACTCTACGGCTGACTGCATCCTCCACTAAGCCACGGGGGATGACCGTGTCATCATCCACCGTAGGCCATAACCCCAAGACACGAGTACGCCACTGGTTGCTCTCCTTGCCGTACTTGTCCCTCATCTCTGTGATGAAGTCTGGGCTCACCATTGGCGAGTCGAGGCAGCTGACGTTCATTGTGTACCACGTGCCCTTGTTCACGTGATGCGTGTCAAAGAAGTAGCCTGTGCTTCTTGTGGGGTTGCCAATTAAGCATATGTAGGCGTTTGCGCTCGTCATACTGCCATAGGCTGCTTCGTATACAGCCTCATCCACTCCAGCAGCCTCATCTACGCATAAAAAAGTTGTAGCTGAGTGGATTCCCTGCATGGCATCGGGCTGGTCTTTGCGGCTCACCTTGAAGCTCAGGAAAGCCTCTGTAGGAGATGCTGCCAACTCAATGCGCTCACTCTTGACTACTAAAAGCTCTCTCAGAGCCTCTGGAAGCTCTGTAATCCAGCGCTTGACCTCAGCAGCCAGCACATCAAAAAGCTGGCTCTGGGTAGGGCTCGTGGCTACCAGCTTGATGGGGTATCTTGTCAGCAGAAACCACAGCATTGCCCAGGACGTTACTGCACTCTTGCCCACCCCGTGGCCTGCCGCACAACTGCATCTCCGTGTACCACGTGCAAACTGGTCTAGTAGTTGGGATTGCCAAGGCTGAGGGGTGACCTTCAGTACGTTAATGACAAACCCATTGGGGTCATCGTAATAACGCTCCAGAAACTCACGATAGACATTGCCTTTGCTCATAATTTGCTAATCGTTACTTCAGCTCTGCCTGGGCGTTGGATATCTCTACGATACAAATGCAGCTCATCCACCTGAGAGTCATCTGGGAAGACCCCCCAGTGCATCAAGAGGTCAAGCACTGCCTTGGCATGGTTGTCCAAGTCCCTAGCCGCCTTTGATGGTGGATAGTACTCTATGCTTACTGCTAAACGGTCTTGAGCTGTGTAGCGCTGAAAGGAGGGGGCAGGAGACTTCTTGTAAAGTCTCCCTGCCTTGGAGAGGATGGTGCGGCCCTGGAATTGTCTCCAGTAGCCATTGACGCTGGGAGGCCAGCCTAGTACTAGTTTCTGTGCTTCATCCAAATTCCTCTAGCTCCACAAGCTTGAAAACTCTACTCGTTCTTTCAAGCTCGTAGGCTTTTGTCAATTTTGGTTGCTCTTCCTTGAGCTTTTTTGTGTCCAAGACCTTGCGGCTCTGGTCTTTCCATGTTGCCAGTACCAAGCCCGTAGCTGGAGATACCAACGTCTGAGCTTCACGCATGTGCCCCTTAATTTGCGCTTCATGTAACGCCATTTGCTCTTGCAGCTGCTTCTGCTTCTGCTTGCACTGGCGAAACTGCTCCACTGCCACCACGAGCGACTGAGGACACTCGACTGTTTCATCATTCCCCCTTGGATAGGCTGCTTCCATGTCTGCCAAAAACTCCAGCTCTGGTGGAACCTGCTTGAGCACATGCTCCTCCCAGAAGTGAGTACACTTGTCCAACAATCGCTGCGCAAAGCTCTTGTTGTAGGGCACTTTGTAGAGCCGTATGTCATTCTCGCCCAAGATGCCTACTATCACATACCAGAGACTCTTGCCTGTGATCATCATGTACCACTGCACCTGACAGTAGTAGTTTAGGGGGAGCCCTTCTCCAGGCTCCATGATCACTTCACCAGTGGGTGCAAACTTCTTCTTGCTCCGAAAGCTTGCGGTCTTTACTTCCAAGCCAGCCTCACGGTGTAAACCATCCACATGCGCCACGCAGTACTCAAACTGCGAATGGCGAAATGTCTTGCTGCTTCTACGGAACTTTAGCCCTGTCTCTCGTGCTGCTACCTGCCGTAAAGGCTCCTCCAACATGTTCCCCCAGTGGGTTGCCGCATTCCCACTGACAGCTCGTGCTAGCCCCATTTTCTGCTGGTAGAGCTGGTAGCGGCTCTGCCATTCATTCATGCCAGCAGCGCTTGCACAATCACTTCCCCCTAAGTACTTGCGTCTCTCCTCTGCACTAAATCCCATACAGCCTCTCCTGTTGCTCTATCAGTGTGTTGAAGTTTACCTGCTCCAAGTCCTCCAGTGGGAAATAGATAATTCCATTGCCCTGCATCCAATGCCCCTGGAAAGCCTTCTTCCAGCCCCTGCCCGTATAAGGCTCCCAAAGCCAATAGATGCCAGGTTCGTCCTGCTCAAAGTAACGGAAGTACACCTTGCTGGTGATCTTCTGGTAGTCCCAGAGCTGCTGCATCTTTGTAAACTTCCCCTGGTTGAAGGCCTGCACCCTTTGAGGTCTGGTCTTCTGCCCCTTGAGCTCTATGTAGCACTCTACCTTGTTGTTCTCCTTGTTCTTCTCCTCTACCCAGCTGGTGTCCACGGCTGTGAAGTCCAGCTCGTGAAACCTGCCGTTGTGCATCAGCTCCACGTAAGGGTAGGCCTTCTCGTAGTACTGCTTGAATTCTTGCTCTCTAGCCTCACTGTCTGGTGTGTTCTTGTCTTCAAAACTTGCTTGCATATGCGCCTTCCTATGGCTGTTGCAGAATGTTGCAACACTGATGGTTGCTGGGGTGGAAGCCAGTAGACCTTAGTAGCCGCTCTCTTCAACTACACATCGGTTGCGGCTCAGGGTGCTGAGTCCATAAAAGGTCACCCTGTGCAAGGAGTTATCTGCAGCGCCTCTACTGGCTATAGCTGGGGTAGCAGACCGTTGGCAGGCATGCGGGAAACTGCCTATTGGTTGCGGCTCAGGGGGAAATTAACGAAAAGCCCTGTGCTGGTTAGGCTAGCCTCTGCTACCAAAAATTTTAAAAAAACTGGGGGGTGTTTAGGTACTCAAACTATTTCGGCCCCAAAAGCAGCGAGGGGGGGGCTCCAGCTGCGCATTTGGCCCAGAAGTTGGCGGTTTCCTATGGTTTTACGGTTATCGTATTACGGTTGCCACCAGCTAGGCCTCATGTTTACTGGGCAGAGCAGCGGATACCATAGCCGCAGCGCTCTGCCTTTCTGGGCTGATGACCCCGTATGCTCGTGAGTCATCTTGGGGTTTGTTTCGTGGCTATACCCTCTCCCCAAATTACCCCCTCATTACTCCCCAATTCACTCCCTCAGTACCTATGGTACAGACAGTACCTGCACACCTTATGGGCTTCACTCCAATAGCGCTTGGAGCTAGGCTTCCAGCAATCACAGAGCCTGCAGTACTTCAGTGGATTACGTTTCCTAAGCTTCTCCAGGCGTTGCAGCAGCCTCTGACTAAGAGGCTTCAGCAGCATGGGATTGCGATAGGTTGCGTAGCTAATCACCCAGCTGCTCTATGAGGTTCAGATAGTGTTGCTCACGTAGTTGCAGCGCTTCCTCCAGAGTCAGGTAGAGATACCCTGGCGAAAGCTCATGAGGCGCTAGATTTAGCTGTTGCAACAGTTTTTCAACATCTTCCAGAGTGATCTTCAGCCTACGTTGCTGGTCTTGCAAACTGGTATAGCCTGAGTGCTTAGGCCTATGCTTGTAGTGGCGGATGGCTTGAGCATCCTCAACATGCAGCACCTGAGTCTGTCCAGCGTTACCCACACCAGTGCTCTGTATCTGAAGAAACTTCATCATCTGCCGTATACGGGAGCTATCCACCTTGAGCTCTTGGGCCAGTTCCTTGACTTCAATGGTCTTACCAGACATGGCGCTTCAACTCTTGCTGCAGAGTAGTCAGCTGGGCACTGAGCTGCTCTATGGTGTCTCGTTGACGTTTGACGGTCACGATGAGCTCTTGGTTATCCTGTTTGTGCTTACGAATCTCACTCCATTTCTGCAGGGCAAAGGTCTGTTGCTTGGTTGGCTTGGTGACCAGCTTCCAGCCCAACATCTTTCTCATCTTGCGCAACTGCCAGGGAGCCACGGTATAGCCTACTTTCTCCAGATTCTGGCAGAGCTTTAGAGCTGGTAAATGCTCCCAAGTGGCTTTCTTGGACTTCATCAGCTCCATGATGCGGTAGTAGCTCTCTGTGCTTAGACGGTTTCTAATCTTCATCGCTCTCCTTTGGGTTAATCACCTTGAGATGAGGCAGTGTTTTCAGTTGGGCCAGCTCCTTCAGTGCAGCTAGATGGTCTTGCTGTTTGTTGGAGTGCTCAACTTCCAGCTTGGCCCTATCTCCGTAGGTCTCAGGAGCATACTTGGTAGCAAACCAGCGTTGCTGCTCTAGCCTAAGTCTGGCGAACCTTGGGTCAGTCATGTCAAAGCCATCTATGTCATCAGCAGCAGCTTCAGCATAGCTGTGGCCTGCAGCCTCCAGAGCTGCAGCGACATCAGCCTTGCGCTCAGGGTTGGCATTAATCCAGCGATAGTAGGCAGAGAATGGAATCTCCCAAAGTGTCAGGTGAGCTCGTAGTCTGCCTTTCTCGCTAATTTGGGCTAGGAACTGCTCCCAGAAGTCTGGGTCTTCCCTGAGCTTCTCCCAGCGATTCTGTCCCTCCTTCTTGCGTTTGTTTTTCCAGGTTTCGTAGCGTTTTTTTTCATCTCTAGGCATAGGGCTGTGAGGCTGTAGTTTTGAGGGGTGAGCAGAGGAGGGAGTACGTAGTAGTTATAACTACTACTCCCTCCTCTACCCCGATTAGGCTCAACAGAGCTCCACTTGGCGTGAGCCCTTAGTGTCTCCAGTGAGCTTGATTTTTCCCTTGGTTTCCAGAGTCTCCACGATGTAGTCATACTCTCGCACACCTCCGGTCAGGGCATGGCTTTGCAACAGTTGTCGATAGCTGAGGCTCCCTCCACGCTTGGCAATGTAGGTCAGCAGCTTGGACTCCTTCACCAGCTGTGGAGATTGCCCCAGGTCTTGAGTCAGCAGCTGCTTGGTGGAGCCCATTGCGTAGAGCAGCACTTGGTAGGCGCTATGGATGGCTTCTTCATCGGGCTCTACCTGCCTTGGGTTGATGAGCAGCTGCATCAGCATTGCTAGCTTGAGTAACGATGGGCCCCAGCGCTTGGCAAAGCTGTAGAGCGCATTCTGAATCCCTTGCTCCTGCTCAAACACCCAGCTGTAGATGGCATCATGATGCTGGGTGTAGCTCTCCCTGGCTTCTGGACTCATATTGCTGGCACTGCCCACTTTGAGCTCAGAATGCAGTAAATATTGGCAAAGCTTAGAAAGTCGCTGATAGCTATCCCACTCCTTACTGTTGCAACATGTTGCAACACTTGGTAAAGCCGCTGGAATGCTATTACTGGTACTAGGAGGGGAGAACATAAGAAAACGTGGCAGGAAGCCGCTTCTGACATCTTCTGTCGTAATCAGCTCTCTGATGAACTCAATAGTGCTGACTCCACAGATAGAGACATAAGGCTCCTCAATGCGGATAGTGGCATTGCCTCTGGTACGCTCCTCTATCGGCTCTACTACGTCATAGATGGAAGTAAACCTAGCCTTGGCTCCCTCGTTCCACTTAGCGCCCAGGTTGTGCAGAAAGCTAGAGAACTCTGACTGCATCATTAGGCCTCCACCCTGCTCATGGAGCTTATCGAGAAGCCCCTGCCAGCTGAATGAATCTGGCAGGCTCCTCAGCTGCTTTTGAAGCGTTACCTTGCGCAGCTCGTCCTCACTG